AAAATGTTATTGAGTGGGCTCAAGCTAATCACCCAGTTGATCACATGCAAGAAGTTATAACAAAAAATATTAGCGAACAAAAAATACCAACAAACGAAGACGTTTCTGAACTGCCTTGGGCTCTAGCTCAAGAAGAAGCAGAGCCAGAAGCTTAAAATTAAATTAAGTTAAATTAAAATTAGATTAAAATTATGGAAAACCAAGAAAACAAAATTAGCCAAGAACAATTAGAGGAACTACAAGGATTTGTAGGGAAGCTTAATAATGCTGCTTCTCAAATTGGAAACCTAGAATTACAAAAACACCAGCTTAACCACGCTGCGGCAGAAGTCCAACAAGACTTGAACAAGTTGCAAGCTAAGCTAGAAGAAAAGTACGGTAAAATTAAAATTGATATTCAAACTGGAAACTACGAACTTATCGAAGAAGAAAGCGGGGAACAAGTAGTTGGACCAGAAGTATTAAAGAAAGCATAGTAATGTCTTTGGTAAGAAAAATTAGTATAGGTAGAGACTATAAAAACGACGCTATGCACTATGCAGTTGGCCAAGAAGTATATGGCGGCCATAAAATATGCAATATAATAGAGGAGTCTGGCAAGTTTTCTATTTTCATACAAAAAGGGAAAGAAGTGTTGCCGTGGAAAGACTTTAATAAAAATATGGCTATAGCTGTAGAATACAATTTAGAATATTAATGCAAAGTTTATTTGATTTTATTATAAAACCAAAAAACAAAAGATACGATAATAAAAAATATATAGATGGTCAAGAGCTTTTAGTTAATACTGAAATCTCTGATCATCGATATGTTAGTCGTATTGGAATAGTTTTAGGAGTGCCAAAACTTGAAGAAACAGAAATACAAATTGGGGACGAAGTTATCGTGCACCATAATGTATTTAGAAGATGGTACGATCAACATGGTAAAGAACGAAATACCCGAAGTCATTATAAAGAAGATTTATATTTTGTAAAATCAGATCAAATATACTTATATAAACGAAATAACGAATGGAATGCTCCTAAAGGCTTTTGCTTCGTTAAACCAATCCAATCTACTAATATATTAAATAACGAAAAAGAACAAGCCCTAAGGGGTATTATAAAATATGTTGACAAAGACATTAGCAGTTTAATAGAAAAAGAAGATTTAATTGGATTTACGCCAAGCAGTGAATATGAATTCATTGTAGACAGTGAAAGAATGTACAGAGTACTAACTAATTCAATATCTATTAAATATGAACGTCAAGGAAACGAAAAAGAATATAATCCAAGCTGGTTATGATGCAGTCAAAGAATTGGTTAAGGTTGCTAAAGAACCTATCGTTGAAACTGATGATGACATTTCAGCCGATAGACTCAAGAACGCTGCAGCCACTAAAAAGCTCGCAATATTCGATGCATTTGAGATCCTAAATAGGATTGAAGAAGAAAAAGGTCTGTTAGAAAATAAACCTAAAGAAAAAGAAGATACTTTTAAAGGGTTTGCCGAAAGAAGATCTAAGTGATGTACAAACAAAGTTTATATAAGGTTATCGAGCCCATAAAAATAACCACCATTAAAAGATTAAATAGATCTAAAAAATGGGAGTATGGATATAATAAAGAACACGATGTTATTGTTATATCCAAAAGCGGCCAGATTGGGGAGGTGTATAGCATTCAGGGGCTTAAGATAGCATTACCCAAGCCAACCGACGTAGATAACACGAATAATAAATGGGTTGCACACGAGTATCCTAAGGAGCTCAAATCTGTTAAAAGCATATTTGATTGGAAAGATTATCCAGATGAGTTTAAACAAAGATGGCATACCTATATAGACGCCGAATTCACTAAAAGAGATGAAGGGTATTGGTTTAATAACAAAGGAACACCAACTTATATAACAGGAACTCATTATATGTACCTGCAATGGACAAAGATTGATGTAGGCAAACCTGATTTTAGAGAAGCAAATAGATTATTCTTTATATTTTGGGAAGCTTGTAAAGCAGATACAAGAAGCTACGGGATGTGTTATTTAAAAAATAGACGTAGTGGATTTTCGTTTATGGCATCTGGTGAAACAGTTAACTTAGCAACCATATCATCCGATTCAAGATACGGTATATTATCTAAGTCTGGTGCTGATGCTAAAAAAATGTTTACAGATAAAGTAGTTCCAATATCAATTAACTACCCGTTCTTTTTTAAACCGATTCAAGATGGTATGGATCGACCTAAAACAGAGCTTGCATACAGAGTACCCGCATCAAAGTTAACTCGTAAACGTTTTGAATCAAAAGAAAAAGCATTACAATTAGAGGGTTTAGATACAACTATTGATTGGAAAAATACTGGGAACAACAGTTATGATGGTGAAAAACTCACGCTGCTTGTACACGATGAAGCTGGTAAATGGGAACGTCCAGAAAACATTCTCAACAACTGGAGGGTTACTAAAACAACCCTTAGATTAGGTTCAAGAATAATTGGCAAGTGTATGATGGGTTCAACAAGTAACTCCTTAGACAAGGGCGGTGAGAACTTTAAAAAACTATATAATGACTCGGACGTTACGAAAAGAAATAAGAATGGACAGACTCGCTCGGGATTATATTCTTTGTTCATACCTATGGAATGGAATTTCGAAGGATTCATCGATTCTTATGGAATACCTGTCTTTAACACACCGAGCAACCCTGTCAAAGACCACCAAGGAGATAATATCGACATCGGGGTTATTGAACATTGGGAGAATGAAGTTGAGGGATTAAAAGGAGATCAGGACGGTTTAAATGAATTTTATCGTCAGTTTCCAAGAACTGAGGAACACGCATTCAGAGACGAAACAAAAAATAGTATATTTAATTTAGCAAAAATATACGAGCAAGTAGATTTTAACGAAGAAGCAAAATACAGCGCTTTAGTTACAAAAGGAAGCTTTCAATGGCAAAATGGTGTTAAAGATACAAAAGTTGAATTTATACCTAATCCAAACGGAAGATTTAATGTTAGTTGGGTTCCACCCACACATTTACAAAATAAAGTAATACTAAAAAATGGAATTAAATATCCTGGAAACGAACATAGCGGTGCATTTGGCTGCGATAGCTACGATATATCCGGGACTACCGACGGCCAAGGATCTAAAGGTTCTTTACACGGTCTCACAAAATTTAGCATGGAAGAAATTCCTGCTAATATGTTTTTTTTAGAATATATAGCTAGACCGCAAACAGCGGAAATGTTTTTTGAAGATATATTAATGGCATTACACTTTTATGGTATGCCAATACTAGCAGAAAACAACAAGCCTAGATTATTATATTATTTAAAACGAAGAGGATATAGAGGCTATTCAATGAATAGACCTGATAAAATATGGAATAAATTATCGGTTACTGAAAAAGAAATAGGAGGTATACCGAATTCAAGCGAAGATATTAGACAAGCTCATGCTGCTGCAATTGAAAGTTATATAAATAACTATGTAGGTGAAAAAGAAGATGGTAGTTACGGAGATATGTATTTTAATAACACATTAAACGATTGGGCTAAGTTTGATATAAATAAAAGAACAAAATTTGATGCGGCGATAAGTTCAGGCTTAGCGGTTATGGCATGCAATAAAAACAGATACGCCCCAAATCAAACAAGAGAATTAAAAAGCAAAGTTAATTTTAGTTTTTCTAAATATAACAATAATGGAAATTTTTCAAAAATAATACAATAGATGGCAAGAGTATCACCAAAAGGTATTTTTCCGAGTCAAGCAGTTAGCGACGCAGAAAAAGGAGGTTTAGATTATGGACTTCAAGTTGCTAAAGCTGTTGAGTCAGAATGGTTCAAAAAAGATTCAGGAGGATCTCGCTATTTCTCAAATAGAGATAACTATCATAACCTTAGGTTATATGCTAGAGGCGAACAAAGCATTAAAAAATATAAAGATGAATTATCCATTAACGGTGATTTGTCTTATCTAAATTTAGATTGGAAACCAGTACCTATTATTCCAAAGTTTGTGGATATAGTTGTTAATGGTATTGCCGAGAGGGTATACGGATTAAAAGCTTTTTCTGTTGATCCTATTGCCAGCAAAAAAAGAACAGAATATGTTAATGAAATGCTTAACGATATGTACGCTCGTGATTTTGCAGCTAAAATATCAGAAGCAACCGGCGTTAATACTTTAAGTAATAAAGAAGAGTCGATCCCAGAGTCAGAAGATGAACTTAATTTACATATGCAATTAAATTATAAACAATCTATAGAATTAGCACAAGAGCAAGCTATAGATAATATTTTTAATTTAAATAAATACGAATTATTAAAGAAAAGATTAGATTACGATATTACTGTTTTAGGTATTGGATGTGTTAAGAATAGCTTTAACACTGCGGAAGGTATAAAACTAGAATACGTTGATCCCTCTGATTTAATATATTCCTACACAGACTCGCCTTATTTTGATGATTTATATTATGTTGGGGAAGTTAGAAGAGTAAGTTTAGTTGAATTAAAGAAACAATTTCCCGAATTAACAAACGAAGATATTGAAGAACTTGAGGGTAAAGGCAATAGCTCATTATTATACAACCAAATTGGTGTAAACTCTTCGGATAAAAATTTTGTATATGTATTGTATTTTGAATATAAAACATTTCAAAACCAAGTATATAAAATAAAGGAAACTAATAGTGGGGCAGACAAAGCAATTAAAAAAGACGACACATTTAACCCCCCTAAAGATTCTAGAGCTAGATTTGAAAAAGTAAATAGATCTATAGAATGTTTATATGAAGGCGCAAAAATAGTTGGCCATGATAAATTATTAAAATGGCAAAAGGCTGTTAATATGACAAGACCTAAATCTGATATTACAAAAGTTCAGATGAGTTACAATATTGTAGCACCTAGAATATACAAAGGAAAAACTGAATCGTTAGTTAGTAGAATGACATCATTTGCCGATATGATTCAAATCACACATTTAAAGCTCCAGCAAGTTTTATCTCGTATGGTTCCTGATGGGGTTTATTTAGACGCGGATGGGTTAGCGGAAGTTGATTTAGGCAATGGAACTAATTATAACCCGCAGGAAGCATTAAATATGTATTTCCAAACTGGTTCTGTTATTGGTAGGTCAATGACACAAGACGGTGAATTTAATAATGGTAGAGTACCTATACAAGAATTAAGAGCTGGTGCTGGAGGTTCAAAAATACAAAGCTTAATACAATCTTATAATTATTATTTGCAAATGATGCGAGATGTTACGGGGTTAAATGAAGCAAGAGATGGAAGCACGCCAGATAGAAATGCCTTAGTCGGTTTACAAAAAAT